CGGGTACGGGTCCGGGGACGGAACCTCAGATCTGGTGCACCCGTGAGCGGCCTAGCCGAACTAGAGCTACTCCGCGTCGCCCTGGCGCACTGGAGGCTCAAGCTCCGCGCCAGGGGGCACGACGTTCAGCCCGCACGCCACCAGCCCATCCTGATGGCATTCCTTCGTGGGCCCAAGGTCCCGGACGGCCTGAGCGTCGCACGCGCTCCTGAGCCAGTCGCTCCAATCGATGCTTGGCCTGGACCGTCGAGCAGCCTCGAAGGCTCGACGGTACACCGCTAGCCTCTCTGTTGATTTCGTCCGAAACGTGATTGTCTTGCTGACCATGCGCATTACACTGTAACACAGAAAAGGAACCCACCATGAACGACCAAGAGAATTCGCACCCCGATACCATTCCCGCCCCTCCTCGCGAGACCATTCGCTATGTGGGCGATGTGGGCGAGCTGTTCACGGCGCTCGCCAAAGCCCAGGCTGAATTCGTCGAAATGGACCGTGATGCACAGGTTAAGTTCGATAACCGCATGTTCAAGTACGCCACCCTCGCCGAGGTGCTGGCGAGCGTGCGGCCCGCCCTGAACAAGTACGGCCTGGCTCTGTTGCAGCCATTCGACGGCGACAAGGTGACTACCATCCTTGCCCTCGGAGCGACCCGCGTCGAGGTCGATGTGCTGCTGCCGAACTGGGCCAACGTCCAAGCCCTTGGCTCCGCGCTGACATACGTCAAGCGCTACCAGCTAAAGAGCATGCTCGGGGTGAACGATGGCGAGGACGACGACGGTCTGACAGCGAGCGGCTCCGACAAGAAAGCCGAGCCACGCCCTCGCGCCACGCCACCCGATGTGAAGCCGGCCGAGCCAGCGAAGCCCGACGCCCCTGCCGAGGCAACCAAAGCTCGTATTCGCGAACTGGCCAAGGGTATCGGCTTCAAGGGCTCCGAGCTCGAAGACTTTAGCGTCCAGCACGGGACCGGCATGCTGGGTTCGCTGAATCAGGCGAAAGCCGACGCGCTGGTCAAGATGCTTGAGGCGCAGGCTAACCCGGTGGTGGCGTCGTGAGCCTGCCGACGCCGATCGAGCAGTGGTTGCTTATCCACGAGGAGTACGACATCCGCATCGGTCGTTACATCGCAACGGGTGGTGGGTGGCGCGCCTCGCTGTGCCACTGCGACGATAGTGACCGCAACGAAGAGAACGCCGGCGGAGTCGAGACTTTCACTGCCACTGCTTCGACGGTTACGGAAGCAATCCTAAAGGTGGCTGATTGGTGTGCCACACAGCTGCCGGTGAAGCCATGACCGCCTACATCAAACAGGGTGCGCGCATTAGCCTGCTGCCCGTGTCGCAGTTCTGTGGCCTTGCCGTCAAGCTCTCCGAGGCGCACGGCGCGGGTCGCGCAGCGGCTTGCTCAAGTGCCTGGCACGCTCAGGCCGCCGGCGCACCGGACGCACCCGCCAAGCTCTCCAGGCTGACGCCAGCCGAGCTGGAGACCATCTCGCAGTGGAAGAAACCAACGCCCGTCAAGGTGCTGGGCCACGAGCTGACGTACGAGGACTCAGTCAAAGAGCAGCCGGTAGGGCTGACCAGCAGCGGCGAGTTCGCCGAGTCGGGCGAGGTCGTGACGTGCGGCACGCTGGACTTCGCCTGGATTGTAGACCACGTGGACCCGTTCATCGGGCGCGTGGCGGTGGTCGGCGACCTGAAGAAGACCCGGTGGGCAAGCTCGGGCCCCGACTCTCTTCAGCTGCTCACGTATGGCTATTCCTGGGCCAAGAAGCATGGCTGCCGGGCGTTCATGACCGGCATCTGGGTCATTGAGGACGAGGAGTGGCAGTGGTCGCAGCAGGTCTACGAGCTGGACTCGTTCACCGAACTCGACCTATTCCACCGCATCAAGTCGGCCGCGCTGAACACCAGCGAGGAGGCGGCGTTCGGCGACCACTGTTCCAGCTGTTACGGCAAGCTCCACTGCCCGGAATATACGTTGCCGGCGCAGTTCGCGGAGACCGTGCTGGCGCCGGTGGCCGATGGCGGACCCATCGACGACGGCGAGCGCTTGGGACAGCTGTTCGCGTTTGCCGAGCGGGTCGGACCGCTCATCGAGAAGGCCAAGGACTTGGCCAAGGAGGCGGCGAAGCGCGGCGTGCAGGTGAAGCACCCGGTGAGTGGCAAGGTGCTCACGTTCATCCAGTGCAAGTCCCCTGAGGCGCTGAACAAGGCAAAGCTGTTCGCCGAGATTCCCACGGCTACGAAGTTTTTGGAACGCGGTAACGGCTATTCGCGGATGGTCTGGGGGAAGGCGAAGTGAGCCACGAGTACGACGAGGCGTACGCCGTGTATTCGGAGACCAGGCGGCGGGCAATCAAGCCGCACAAGTGCTCCGCGTGCAAAGAGACAATCTCTCCGGGCCACACCTACCACGTGATTGCAATAATCTTCGAAGGCGTGGAAAGCCTGAAGCGCTGTGAGCGATGCCAGAAGATTCACGAGCACCTGCGAACGCTGGCACCCGGCGAAATGTGGCCCGACGAGCGCCTGAACTGTGGCGAGGAGTACTCGGAGCACTGGGGGCGAGAGCCGCCGGAGCACATAGCGGCACTAGCCTTTGTGCTGCCTGGGGAGAAGCTGCTGTGAGCCAGTCCACCCTCATCTTCCAGCCCCCCACACGGTCGGTCATCAGCGACCCGTGGGAAGGGGCTCGTTGGTATCAGGTCGAAGCCTGCAACGCCATCTTGCACGGCTTCGAGGAATACCGGTCCCAACTGCTCGTGCTAGCGACCGGGCTGGGCAAGACGTTCGTGTTCTGCGCTATTGCTCGGCAGTGGAGCGGTCGCGTACTCGTGCTCTGCCATCGCGAGGAGTTGGTCGAGCAGGCGCGCGCTCGACTGGAGGCAATGACGAACGAGACGGTGGACGTGGAGCAAGCGGGGCGCCATGCCGCGCTATACTCGCGCCTGGTGGTCGCGTCCGTCGACACCATCAAGCAACCAAAGCGGCTGGAGCGCTTTGGCAAGGACCACTTTGGTCTGGTGATATTCGATGAGTGCCATCACGCAATCGCGACGACGTATCGCCGGCCACTGGATTACTTCACCAGCGCCAAGCTGCTCGGCGTGACAGCAACGCCAGACCGAGGCGACGAGAAGGCGCTCGGCAAAGTGTTCGAGAACGTCGCCTACTGCTTCGACATCTGTGACGGCATCGAGCAAGGCTACCTCGTTCCGCTCACTGGCTGCCAAGTGGAGCTGGGCGAGATTGACCTGGATGGCGTGGCGACGGTCGCTGGCGACCTGGCGAAAGGGCAACTCGACGAGGTGATGCTGCGCGCTGTCGAGGGCATCGTGAAGAAAACTCTCGAACTGGCGCCCGACCGGCAAACCGTCGCGTTCTTCCCGGGTGTCAAGAGCTCCGAGTACGCCGCCGAGCGGTTCAATGCGCTCGACCCGCTGTCTACTGGCTTCGTTAGCGGCGAGACGTTGCCGCATGACCGCCGCCGCATAATCGCCGACTTCCGCGAAGGGCGCCTCAAGCGTCTGGCCAACTGCATGATTCTCACCGAGGGCTTCGACAGCCCCGCAGCGAGCTGCATCGCGGTAGCTAGGCCTACCAAGTCTCGGAGCCTGTACGCGCAAATGGTCGGCCGAGGCACTCGCGTGCTGAGCGGGCTCATCGAGGGCGTCTCGGGGCGCGAGGGCGCATCTGTCCGGCGCGACATCATTGCCGCCAGTTCGAAACCTTCGACATTGATTTTAGATTTCGTGGGCAACGCTACCAAACACGCACTGGTCACGCCCGAGGACTTGCTCGGTGGCGACTACTCCGACGAGGAGGTCGACCTCGCCAAGAAGAAAGCCAAGCTCGATAATGGCGCCAACCCGCAGCAGATGCTAGCCGAGGCTCGCAAGGAGCTCCAGCGCATCGCCGCCGCCATCAGCAGCCGTGTGGCCGCCCAGGCGCGCTCGTTCAACCCGTTCGCTGTGCTCGACATCGACGTAACCAGCACCACGCGCGAGGACATGCGGTGGGGGCGTCAGCCGCCCACGGAGAGGCAGATGGAGGCACTGGTGAAGATGAAGCTGCCGAAGGAGGCGCTGGCCGGCATCAGCAAGCGCCAGGCGTCGAAGCTGCTCGAGGAGCGCGCGCGCCGACACGAGGCGGGGCTCGCCACGTACGCCCAGCTCGGTCACTTGCGCAAGTACGGCGTGGAGAGCAATGATGTTACCTTCGAGGCGGCGAGTCGCGCGTTGACCTATATCGCACAGCAGTCCTGGAATCCGAAGCGTGTCGACCATGCGCGGCTTCAGCTGCTGCTGGGGAGGAACCCGTGATGCCTGTCTATCGATTTGACAACACGTTCGACTGGTTTGTTGCCTGCAGCCCAGAGCATGCAAAGGATGAGTGGCTCGACTGGCACTGCGAGGATGATGTGCCCGAGCCTAAGCTGATGCCAGGCGACGAAGTGACCGAGTGGAGCTTTGACGACGGAGACACTGTCGAGGAGCTCACCTGGGACGAGCTCGAGGATAGAAACGGCGGATCCGGCTGGCTGGGGCGGGAGCTGTGAGAACCGGCTGGCATGATGCTCTCTCATCCACCACCGAGCGCTATGGTATGGGCGCCATCGAGGTGTTCGAGCGCCGCCGATGGGCGCGAACGGTGCAGGCTCGCCAGTACTTCTGGATGCTGCTGCACGACACTTACGGCTGGAGCTTCCCGGAGATCGGACGCTACATGCCCACCCCCTACAACCACACCACCGTGCTCTCAGGCGTGAGAAAGGCCAGGAAGCGTGAAGCGGAGTCCAATGCCGCGCCGAGCGGCGTACATGAAGCGGTCCAGAATCAGGAGGCGTGCGATGACCAAACAGGCTGAGCGTGAGGGTGACCCCGAGTATCTTGAATTCGTTCGGCAGCTCCCCTGCTGCGCGCCGAGCGTAACAGAATGCCAGTCGCCACCACCGCAACACCCGCACCACTCCACAGGCGCCGGCATGGGCATGAAGTCCAGCGACCGGGAGACGATGCCACTCTGCTGGGCGCACCACCGGGCATTCCACGAGGGTTCCGGGCCGTTCGACGGGTGGTCACGCGAGGAGCGGCGAATATTTCAGGAGGAACAGGTGGAGCGGGTTTTGGCGGCGCATGCCATGTTTGAGGGGGTTCTCTAATGGCAATCAACTTCGGTACAGGCAAGCCACTGACGGCGTACGCGGTGAGGCCCACTGCCGCTGGCGACACCTTGGAAGAGCGAGCCTCTGTCGTCGGGCGAGCGGCTCTAGCGGCGGTGGAGAGCGTGGTTAGGTTGGCGGAGAGAGCGCACCCGCAAGACACGGCCGCTCCCGGCTACGACCCGCGCGTCGCAATGCTTCAGTGCGGGTTGGCGTGGGAGCCGGAAGCGCGCCTGATTGGAAACGTCACCGCTCGGGACGTGGCAAAGGTCGCGGCGTTGACGATGACTCAGTGTCCCGCGTGCGGCTCTGAGGCGTGGGTGAACATCGACTGCGGATTATGCGTCGTGGTCGGTGAGCTGCTGAGTGACCCGTGTGCAGAGCATCGGAAGAGGATTGGAGAGGATAAGTAAATGGCGAGCGAAGCCGATTCCGGAGAACACGACGACCTGGACAATGGCTCTTGGTTGGCGCACGAGCGAGCAAGCGGCCGCGTGCACCCGCACGACAGGTGTGCAATCTGCAAGTGTGCACTGGGTGGCGAAGGCGATGGCCATCCGCGCGTCCCGACCTGCTTATCGTGTGAGCCAAAGCCGTGACCACCCCCACAAGCCCCGCCCGAGTCGACATCGAAGAGCTAACTGCGCTGGCGAAAGCAGCGTTCGAGTCATGGGCGCACAACGAAAACGGCTGGTACGCGAAGGAAACTTTGCAAAGCGCGCTTGATGACGGTGATGACGCCGCCTTCATCGCAGCCGCCAACCCCTCCGTAGTCCTCGCGCTACTGCAGGAGATTCGAGAGAGCCGAGCCGTGCGCGAAGACCTGCCGCAACTGGAGGCGTGCGCGGACCTGGTGCTCATGCTGCATCGGGTCGGCGCGACAGTCGGCAACCGCAACCGCGTCGAGCTGCTCGGCGAATGGGTCGAAGCGCGAAACGCTCACCGAGCTTCTGAATGAAAATTCTCGACCTTACAGCTGGCAATCGGGCCATCTGGTTCAACAAGGCGCACCCGTTTGCAACCTATGTCGACGTGCGTAGCGAGGTTGCGCCGGCCTTCGTCGCTGACGCTTGCGCGTTGCCGGCGGCAGTGGGCGACGGGTACACGCTCGTAGTGTTCGACCCGCCACACAAGAACAATGGGGCAACTGGGAACATGGCGCGTAATTATGGGCACTCCACACATGCGCAAATCTGGCACCTGATCCGCGGTGCGGCCAAAGAGGCATGGCGCGTAACGACACCTGACGCTTTAATGGCATTCAAATGGAATGACCACGGGCGCACGCTAGTCGCCGTATTGCCAATGCTCGCCCCGTATTGGGAACCGCTTTTTGGTCACGGAGTTTCGCATCAGCAACGCTCGTCCCAAACTTGTTGGGTGATGCTGGCGCGAAAGAATGACCCGGGAAAGGAGCCCGAGTTCGACCGGGCGCCGCCGCTCCCCGCCCCACCAGCAGTGAAGGAGCCGACGCTTCACACCCAAGGAGATGAGAAATGAACAAGGAAATTCAACGGCTGAACGCTTTTCAAAAGAAGAACCCCGAAGCTGAGCTAACCGGCTTCTTTGACCGCTCCGACCTGGGTAGTTATCGAGTCGTGCTGTTGGCTTCCGTGCCTGCAGGCGTCGGCAGGAAGGCCGAGGCCGCTTCACTTGTCGGCAGCAACGCCGAAGAATTGGTGCGCGCCGCGCGCAAGGCAGGATGGCGCATTGGGCGACCCGCTGACGTGCAGAGGCTGTGCAACTCGGCGCCGCGTCGCAATCGACGACTCGTCCCGTGAAGGAGCCGACGTGATGGCGAGCGCCTGGCATCTGTCCCACAAATACGACAAGCGCGCTTTGCCGCTCGCTGACCGCCACTACAATCGCCGCAAGGTCGGCTCGCCGCAATTTGTTCCGCCAGGTCGTTCGCTGGTGCTGCTGACAGAATCGGCGGACGCGCTCTGGACGACATCGTGGCCGATTGCGGAGTATGTGCGGCACGACTGGGCTGGCGCGTGGGTCAACTCGCTGTTTCGCAACGAGAGCCCAGCGCTTGCAAGCGACCTGATTCGGCAGGCCATCGCAGCCACGCGAGCTCGCTGGCCAGAAGTCCCGGCACTCGGGATGGTCAGCTTTGTTGATGAGCGAAAGGTGCGACATAAACGCGACCCCGGGCGCTGCTACCGCAAGGCGGGATTCAAGCTCGTCGGGCGCACACGCAAGGACAAGCTGCTCGTGTTCCAGATGCTTGAACCAGACATGCCGGCGCCGTGTGCCGCGTTGGAGAAAACACAGTGACCGACTCAACCAAGCCACAGCCGGCAGAGGTGACGCGGGAGCAGCAGCTCGACGAGTTCGAGGCCATGTATGATGCGTCGATCGCGTCGCAGGCCGCGAGTGATGTGACAGTGACGGTGGAGCACCGAGTGATTGCCGTTGTCGTCCAAACTGGCGCCATCGAGCTTACCGAGGCGGGCGTGGAATGGGTGCGCTTTGGGACGATGCCCGACGGTCCGCGCGGGCCAGGGTTGAACCGAGCGTTCAACATGCTGGAGAGCATCGCCAGGGCAATTGCGCGCGCTGAAGCCCGCGGCCAACGCTCCCGAGCCGTGGAGCCCATCGAGGCCTACAACCTAGGGCGAGCGTCGCGAGATGCTGAGGTGGAGAGGCTCCAGGCTCGACTTCACCAGCACGAAGGGCGGTACGATACGAGCGGGCTACTGCGCGACGATGCCCCCACCGTAACCGACGAGCAACTGGCTGCTGACGCACTGCGACTGCGGGACGCGCTGCAAACCGCAGTGCTCCCCTTGGGCCGCTCGCGGGCAGAATTCGTGGCCATGCTCGACCGCATCGCCGCGCTCCTCGCTCACCGACAGAGGAGCAACGATGGAAACCGCTGAGGAGTTCGTGGTGCGCATAGATTCAATTGGACCGCGTGACGATGGGCAGGCGGCCGCGGCAGTCGAAGCCCGCGACGCCGCCGTAGCGCTGGCTGCGCTCGACGAGTTCCAAGAGATGGTCGAAGACGCAACGCACGACGGGACCCCGTTGCTACTCGCGCTCGCCGAATCGGCTGAAGCTTTCCGCGCCAAGTACACGCAATCCGGAGGCGGGAGGTGACCGAGGTCGAGTGTCTCTCATGCGGAGAAGATTGCCCTGCGCATGAGTGCGAGTCCTCAAATCGTGACTGCGGGCATCACTGCAATTGCTCATGGGTACACGACCGATGCTGCTGGTGCGGCGCTGAATTTGGCGAAGAAAAGGAGTCTGCGATGATGGGATTTGGAGCGGCTATCGAATCACTGAAGCAAGGCCGGTCTATCCGGCGCGACGGCTGGAACGGGAAAGGAATGCACGTCTACCTGGTGACGATTGATGGGCTCGAGCCATGCGTGGCGCTGTTCACGGCGCAGGGCAAACGTCAGCCCGGATGGGTGCCGAGTCAGGTCGACATGCTCGCTGAAGACTGGTCCGTGGTCGCCGAGGAGCCATGACCGACCCCATCGCCACCCACCTCATCAGCGGCGGCATCCAGCGAATTGCGGAGGAGCTTGCGAGGCTGATGCGGGCCTGTCACCCGAGCCTCTGCGGGTACCAGTTGCCGAGGCTCGACGAGCGCGAAGCATCGGTGCACCCGATTGCGAGGGCTCGGCCCATGGAATCCGCTTTCACCTTTGAGGAACAGCGAGCGCAGTTCCGCAAGTTCGCTGCCGACATGGACCCGGGGACAGATAACTGGTTGACTTGCGCCCTCGGCTGTGGAAAGCGGATGCTGGCTCACGAAACAGCAGCGTCCTTTCGCTGTGGCGAGTGCTTAGGTAGCCAATCTAGGGGGGCCGCCCCCACTGCGCCGACACCGCCACTTAAAGACTCCGGCAGCGTTTGCGCTGGTCACGTCGCTGTTCCTGACCGTTCCGGCGACACCGAAGCGAGCGAGCGTCTTGTCAGCAGCGTGGCCCCGGCTGTGCCGGATACGGGGCTCCTTCGGGAGTCACCACCCAGTGACGACGACGACCTGCCGGTCGACATGTGCGGCGCGCGACTGGTGTGCGACCGCGAGCGGGGCCACGACGACGGGGCGCACGAATTGGCTCGTGACGACAATCCCACGCTAGCCACGATGCCGCTGGACTATGACCACAGCCCGGAGACCGCGTGGTGCGACGGATTTGAGTGCGCCATGAACTACCGAGATGACCCGAATTGGGCCGAACTACCGGCTCCGCTCAACCCGTACCACCCAGCGAACTGCGCGGCATGCAGGTGCAACCGCGCATCGGACCCGTCGATGCCTCACGAGCGGCTGTGCCCATTCCGCGATGGGCCGAAGCTCACACCTTGCGCCCGCTGTCTCGCGCCACATGAGGCTCACGATGGCATCGGTGGCGAGTCGTGCGGGCGATGCCTGGCGCTTGACGAGGCGACAGCGGAACTGCTGCGGGTCAAGGCGGAGAATGGGAGGCTGGAGACAGAGCTGACGGAAGCGAGTCGGCAGGCGCTGCTGTTTAATCGAGCATTGCAAAACAGTGCCGCGGCCGAATATCGAGCAGCCCATGACCTATCCTGTTACGTGACCCAACACCCGGAGACGTTAGCCAAGCTCACCGAATCCGAACGCCTCGTGTCGGAGTTGCGGGCCGAGCTTGCGAAGCGGGAGGCGGTGGTGGCGGCTGCGCGGGAAGTATCCGGGCTATGGCGCGACTGCGTGGCTAGACCGTACACGACCCTTCGCGAAGCCCTCTCCGCTCTCGACCAGAGCCAGCCTGAGCCGGTGAGGGAGATTATGGTGGACAGCAAGTGGCGACGCATTCGGGATGCCATCGAGGTGCACGTGGAGGGTATCGGCCCGGTCAGGGACAAGGGCGCACCCGGAGAGCGCATTATCGCCTATGGCAAGGGAGAAGTGTTTGGCACCGACTTGCTGTGGCGATTCCTGCAAGAGTTCACCCACGTAAGCGACCCGCCACCAGTCGGCGAGAGCGGGGTTACTTCGCCGCCAAATGGCTCGCAATCGCGGTAGCCACAGCAGCAACAATGCCAACGCCAATGATGGCGGCGCTTGCCCAGCGTGGCAGCCCCTTGGCTTTCAGCGGGCCAATCTCGAGACTGGTCTCGACCTCAATCTCGGGGCTGCTCTGGTTGACGTGCACGTGAATGTGCTGGTCGGGGAGGTTGTGTCGCGCGGTACTCACCTCCTCGTCAGTGTACGAACTCAGCTCGCGGGCCTCGCGCCGCTGCTTGTCTCGGATGATGTCTCGCGCATCGCGCGCCGCCTCCCAAGCTTCCTCGAGAGGGTCGAGGCTCACACGCCTATCTGCCTGTTGCGGCCTTCCGATGAGCTTCCTCAATGGGCGCGAACCGGCGTTTGACATCTTCCAGCTCTGACCTTACCACGCGGATGCTTCGTTCGCTGTCCGCATGGCGACTATTCGACGCCTCAACCTGCTTCAGAATCTCGGCGTTCTGGTCGCAAATTCGCCCCAGTGTGCGCGCCATCGCTTCCGTTGTTGCCTGCGTCTGACGCAACACGTCGACCGTGAGCAGCTGCGACTTCGCGAGCGCCGCGATCGCATCCGATAGCGCCGTGTCGCTCACGACTGGGCGCTCCTCGGGTGGCTTGCCTGATTCGAACGTCCCCATGGTGCCCATTTTGCCCTCATGACAGTCCCAGTTTGAAACACGTTGCCGCGTCAGGGTTGCCGGTGACCGGCACGCCAAGGATGCGCTGCGCCCACTGAAGCGCCGCCGTCGACTTCGGGCCGATGATGCCGTCGACCGTGAGCAGCGTAGGCGGCGTCGCGTCTAGGTGCTTCATGATAAGCCCATTGAGAGCGTGCTGTACCTCGGCAGGCGTCGCGAAACCCTTGCGCGGCGCGGGCGGCGGCTGGCTCGGCGATGGGAGCTCGACCGGGAGAAACGGAGCTATCGAGTAAAAGGTCAGGGTAGGCGTGTGAATTGACCGGGACTTGCGGCGCACGTCCGGCTGATTGCCGTCGACCGAGTGGACCATACCGGCGTCGTCGACTGACTCGACAACGAAGTGATGCTGGAAGGGCTTGTCCAGGTAGCCTATGTCGCCAGGCAGCGGGACCTTCACGGGGCGCAACGGATGGGGCTTCTGGAGCAGGAACCCGGCTCCGATGCGCCAGCGCACGTCGAGCGCGAGCCCCGCGGTGTGGAGGCAGTACAGCACGAAACCGCCGCACCAAGCGAGCTTGCTGATTTCCTCAAAGTGGTGGATTTCGTAGCCGAGCGCCGACTCCCAGTAGGCAATGCGCCGGTCGTGCCGGTCCGGGCCAATCTCGGCGATTGCGGCGTTGACGACGGCTTGGCGGGTCACTTCGACTCCAGGCAGTCGCCGTTCGTGTTGTACGGGTCGAAAGCGAATTCGCATCCGTCGTTGTCACGGCAAGTCTCACAAGTAATCAACTCGATGCCAGTCCATCCTGTCTCCTGGATGACCTCTAGCGCGCGGCGCTTGGCTTCGGATGCCTCCAGCATCACTGGCCAGCCCCCGCCTCGCCCAGCGCCTCAATCGCCTTCTGGCGCCCGTCGCAGTAGGCGTTCACCTTCGCCATCACGGCCGCGTTCGCCCTTTCGAGCTCCTGCTGGCTCTGAGCGCCGCAACCAGCCAGAGCAGCGCCACCAGTTGCCAGCGCAGTGGCCAGAGCCGCGAGGGTGCAGCGTCGGGCACGGTGGCTCACTTGGCCTCCCGTTCGATGATTTTCTCCACCGTCGCCTGTTCGGTTCCCAGCGCCGGCACGAAATGCGCAACGCCAGTCAGCACCAGGCTACCCAGCACGCCCCACGCGCCTGGCAGCAGGTGCAGGTATTGATTGCCCCACGTGAGTAGGGCGCCAACCAGGCTTACCCCCAGGGCTGACAGGGCTTGCTTTGTTTTCGGCGAGAGAGGCGTCATGTTGGCTTTCATTTTGTCGGATTGCTGGCTGGGTGTCCAGCCCAATTACGGCAGCGCGAAGCTGTAGAGCCGGTAGCAGAACGAGCTCTGGTGCGTACCGTCGGCGGTATACTTGAAAGCGGTCCCATCGACCTTGAATAGGCCCGAGTTGAGCGAAGACTCCGACACAGCGGCGCATTCGAAGAAACCAGTGGACCCCAGAGCATTCGCTCTGACATCGGTGTTGTACGCCACCCGCACGGCCTCTTGCGCTCTCGGCGTCTGATTTACAAGCGTCGCCCAGTTGTCAGTACTGGTGGTCTCTGGGTCGAGCGTAGTCACAAAGAATCGCTTCGTCGGGTAGAGCGCGCGGATAGCGGCCTGGTCTGCTTTCAGCTGCGCGTTTGACCGGCCGAAAACGAATATGTCGTTCACGCCGTAAGCATCGACAACATCCGTGCAGTAACCGATTAGCTCCGCGCGTAGTGGCCCAGCTGACGCAAGGTACTGTGCGGCGCTAGTACCGCTGATGCCGCAGTTGACGCCTGCATACTGAGCTAAGCCGCTCCTCATCTCACCCCACCCGCCATTGGCGGCCTGGAAATTGTCACCGACCCCCGCCGTGCGACTGTCCCCGATAATGACAACGCTGCGCTTTGAAGTCGCGCCAACAATGGCGCACGGCGGCATCAGGAAGTTCGCGTTCGATACTATCGTTCCGCCCATGGTCTGGTCGGTTCCATTCTGGACAATCGCATCTCCGAACAGGGCGTTGCATAGGCTTGGACCAAGAGCGAGTAGGTTGCTCGAGTTTCGGAAAAACGCTCGCGTCCAAAACCGCGCTCCAAGTGGGATATTAACCGGCAAATCATCGGACCACAGAGTAGACCCTGCGCTGGCAGAACCCGTCTCCCCGCCACGGAACTTGACCCGCGTGAACACGCCAGCCGGATATTCCACGGATGCCGTAAGCGTCAGCATATTGGCTCCAGGTATTTGCTCGTGTGCATACCAATTGGCCCATGCTAGCCGTATCAGTGACATGCTATCGGTTGCTATGTGACCGGTCCTAACCATCCATGGTTGGGTGTTTGCCTGGGAAGAATCCGGGACTGCCAATCTCGTCGCGACGTATCCCAGGGAGGATGGGACTATCTTTGGCGGCCCGTTTGGGTTTACGAACCCCGGCGACGGCGGGCAGATGAACTGGTCGAAGTTGCCATCGGAAGGCCCAACCGAGCGCGGCGCCTGGCTGCGCATCATCCGTGCGTTGCCCTCTGTCAGGCTCACGATGTCGAGTCCCGGCGCACAGTCAGGACACGCAAGGTTCTGTGAGGCGTCGCGGGTCAACTGCGAGCGGAACCACTGCACTCCACAGTACGAGCACAAGGCCACACGATCCGGACCTCGACCCTCTGGCAACCTGCGACCTATGGTTCTCACGGACCGGCGATGACCCAGTCGACGGTGGAACCGTCCAAAATGTTCACGGTGCCAGCGGCCAGCATGGCCATGACGCGGAACGAGCCCGGTGTCCCGTTCACGCGCGAGCCAGCCGGCGCCGCATAGCCGGTCGTCAGCGTAACTCCAGCGGGTGTTCTCAAGGTGCACACGATGCTACATCCAGCGGTAATGTTGGCCACGATTACAGGGCTGAATCCCAACACCAAAGTGGTGGTCCCGCCTTGCATGTCGGTAACGCTCGGTGGGTCATTGGGCCAATGATTCGGCGTGATACCGGACATGCTCCTCGCTCCTCTACGTCGACTTCACGCGCTCCCCGCTAAGGGCCAAGTCGACAATGAACTTTGTTTGCGGGGTTGCACCGTTGGTCCACTCGAGCTTCCAGTCCGAGTACTCCTCGATCAGGAAGTCATCGGTGTTAGTCGTGTTCGCCGCCGGGATGGCAATCGCCTTGGTTCCGATCACTTGCCAAACAGGAGTCGCGCCGGGGTTCGTGTTGCGCGTCTGCGACTTGTACCAGAAATATGTGCCCGCCTGGTCGTTGAACAGGTCGACCTGAAGCCGCTTCATCTTGTTCATGGCCAAGTACTGCGCGCTTGGAAAGGCAACAGTCGTGTCGAAAATGCTCACGACCTGCCCGTTGGCAGGCAGCGCCGCGCCGATATACTTGACGATTGTGGTGTCTGCGCTCATTGCGACTCCAATAGCTGTTGCAGCTTTGCTTTCTCTTCCGGTGACAGGGAACTGCCAGGGCCAGTTCGCTCGGAGTATGAATCGTACACCGAACCCGTCTTGATGCCCAGCGCTCCGCGCCCCATCGACAGCAGGTTGCCGAACGGGCCAGACGGCGCCACCTCGCGCCCGAGCGGCTCGTTCATCAGGCCGGTGTTGAATTTCCTGACGAACAGCGCATCTCCCTCAGGGCCTCGAGCCACCGAGCGCGCCACAGCGTCGCCACGGAGCCTGGCGCCTGGCAACAAGCCGCCCAAGCGCGTAAAGGCGCCGCCGGTCGTGATGCTCTCATTGAGCGCTGGCGTGGCTTTTTCCTTGAGTGCGGAGTAGGCGCGCGTGCCGCGGAGCGTCTCCAGGTTCTGCCGAACGCCAGCGTTGTCCGCCAGCTCACCAAGTGCCTTGTTGGTCTCTTGTGGCGCCACACCGTAGTTCGTGAGCGCGGCGTTCGCCGTCTTCTGGGCGTTGCCGCTCATCTGGTCATACGGCTTGCTCTCGGTGATGCCGGCGTGCGCCGCGCGCTGCTCGAGCGCCGTGAGCTCTTCATGGTGGATGTTCTTGAGCCCCGACCACGCCTTGCCGAACTGCTCGCGGTCCACGCGCGCCGCGCGCATGAGCTCGGGCCACACCGGGTCCACCTTGGCCTCTGTACCTGCCTTACCGGCCTGGTCGATGGCTTTGATTTGCGCCTCCATTTTCATGGCGTCGTAGGCACGTGGCTCCAGAATGACGCGGAACGTCTTTGGTGAATGGCCGGGCGGGACCTCCACTGCCGGCGGTTCAATCTCCGGGCGCGTGGCGCCTAGGTCACCCTCCGGCGGGGCCTGTTTGCCCACTACGATGTAGTGGCCAGGATTGGAGGCGTCCTCAAAGCGGTTCACCGCCGAGAACTTGCTGCCACCGGGCATCAGCAGCTCTTTCTCAATCTTCACTCGGTCGGCCGCGTAGGGGCTGATGTCGCGGGCCCCGTTGTGCTCGAGCTTCAGGGTGATGCCCACGTCTCCAGGCTTCACGTTGCGAGCGACGAAAGAGCGTGCCACTGCGGGGTCGGCGGACACAGAGCTGGCAGAGTTGCCGAGGTCGAATTCTCCGCGCTGCAGGAATTTCTTGGCTTCCTCGCGCGATAGCACGAGCCCACGGTAAACGAATGGGAGCTTGGACGACGGAGGCGTGGCCGCCAGGTACTCGCCGATGTGCCGCGCCGCTTCCTTGGCTTCCGCCAGGTGCTGCTCGTGTGGAACGCCCAGTTTGTCGACCGGGCCGCCGTAGGCTTCGAGCCGCTTCTGGATGATGGCGGCGTCCGGGTCGCCCCGTTGCACACCGCGGATGGCCTCGTCGTGACCGAAAGACCACTTGTTCAGCGCGGCTGCCTGCTCGGGCGTCGCCGCTGGGTAGCCAACGAGTTCATCAGCGTGCGCCGCAAGTTGCTCCTTCGTGTACTTCGGCAGCACCTCTACCGGGTTCGCCTGCGGGAACCAGGGGAACGAGTCACCGCTCAGTGTCGGCGCGTTGTGCGGTACGCCGGTAGCGGGATTCGCCTCGTTCTCGAGCCCCTTCACCGCAAAGCCCATCCGCTCGGCGTCCTCCAGGCTCACCACTTGGCCACCTGTGCGCGCCGCCTCCTTCGCGGCGTCCACATCGAGGGCCAAGCGCGGGCGCACGAGCTTTCGTGCGAAGTCGATGAGCTGGGCGTTGTTCCTGGCTCCGAGCGATTGTCCTGGCGCCGGCAGGAACTCGCTAGCCGCCTCCGGCTGACTACGCTCGAGGATGTGTTCTCGCAAGGTCCGCACGAGCTCGCCCATCGGCTTTGGCTGGCGCAGACCCGCGTCACCCTGGTACATGCGCCCGCTCTCGCGCTCCATTCGCTGGAGCGCCGCGGTGTGCTCCAGACTCTGCTGCGCCACTACGGGCCCGCGCACGTCTCCTGCCGCGTACTCCACTGCGCTCCCGGAGGGCAATGGTCGGTCTTCACCAGGCACCGGTCCGCGGGCCTTATCGAGGTACTTCTGCACGTCGCTCGATGGCTTCAAGCCGCTGAGTGCGTCCGTGGCGGTGCCGGTCGACTCGGCGTTCGTTAGCTCCGTTCCGAACTTGCTCAGCGGCGAGCGCACGTGCTCACGGTAACCCTGCGCTCCGGATGCCAGGTACTCACCGACGACACCCATACCCGTCCCGAGCAGAGCGCTCCCGAGCAGCTTGCTAGCAAACTGGCCCTTCGCGTCCTGGTCTACCGGACGGCCATGCAGCCTATTGGACAGCTCCTCCGCGCCAGCATGGGCTGCAACGTCGAGCGGGGCGGCTACACCCCCCGCCACCGCCGCGGCCCCGACTGGCCCGAGCCTGGCCGCGCCACGGCCCACGGTTCCGGTCAACTTGCTCGCTAAGCCGCCGGGTGTCACGGCGCCACCGAACTCTCCAAGCGTCTCAGCGATAGGGTGTCGCGCTAGCTGTTCGCGATCGGCGTCCGAGTGCAGCGCGCGCGTCATGCCCAGCGTTCCGCCACTGGCGAATCCTTGCGCGAATGCGCTCGCCGCGTCCGTCTTGTCCGCCAGGTACGCTTGCAGCTTCGTCCAGCCGTTCGCGTTCTCTGGCACGTACGCCACTCGCAGCAGCGGGCTATCCGTCGCCTCGGCTTGCTTGTAGGCCTGCTCCCATTTGCGGTCCTTGTAGTCGGCGAACGCCAGGCGATAGTCCTCGCTGCCCGGCTCTACGCCCTTGGCTTTGAGGTACTCCCCCATGTCCGCCGCGAACTGCTTCTCGGAAGGCTCGAAGTACATCGCGCCATTCGAGCCGTTCAGCGGGTCCGTAAGGCGATTCTTCGCTAGCTGCGCCAGAGCCTTCCCGGGCTGCTTGGTGACGTACTCCGGTGGCGCCGAGTACCGCTTTCGCTTGGTCGCGTTCGGCAGCTTCTCATCGAAATCCTCCGGGGGATGGTACTGGTAGTCCGGCGCGATGCTCTCGTTAGGCAACGCGCCACCAATAGCTAGCGGGGTCTCCAGTCGAGCCACATCCTGCTCGGACAACCCGGGGCCTCCTGGCGCGCCTTGGGCCGTCTCGTACTCGGCCACGTTTCGCGCCCACTTGCCCATGCGCTCCGCCCCCACCTTCTTCTCTAGGTCGGGGTCGTTGAGGGCCGCCTTGGCGCGCGCGTATTGCTCCGCCGTGTACATCAGTCGAGCCCCGAGTACGGGTCATGGGCGCTGGTCACTGCCGGCGCTGGCGGTTCGTAGCTACCTCCGCGAAAGTTGCCCGAGAGCGAGCCGTAAACAATGTCAGCCGCATGCGACGACACGTCCGGCGGGTAACCGCTGGCTTGCTCACGCATGCGCGTAGCCGCCTGTACCGCGAGCTGCTGCTTGAGCTTCGCAATCGACGAGCGTTGCGTGGCAATCATGCCTTTGAACTTGGATACATACGCACGCGACAGATTTGGGTCGGCACTGGTCCAAAGGCTCAACTTGTTCCTGAGCTCCTCCCACTTGCCGGCGGCGCCAGTGATAGCGGCTTGCTCCGACTCGCGCGATGCCTTGCCGGTGAGCGCTAGCAGCTGCTGCTGTACAGCCACGCGCTCGCTCATCGAGTTGCCGGAGTTGAGCGCGTCCTCCATTTGCCCGAGCGTATTCTCGGCATCCGACAGAGCCATGTACTTCCCGCCCATGCGCTCTTGCTGGATGACTTGGCTCACGCGGTCGTTGAGGTCCTTGTCGAGCGCGTGGCCGAACTTCGTGGTCGGGAGCGGCATGCCATTTTCGCCAACGGCGTTCGGAACTCCGCCCTTGCCGCCGCGGTTTGCCTTGGACTTCATGGCCTGCAGGTCGGTCTTCAGGATGCCGCCGGAGCCAACGTCCCAGTAGTGGGTCATGTCCTTGCGAATCGAGCCGATGTCCGCTTGGCCGACCTGGGCCATGCCCCACTCGATGGCTCGCTGCGCCACGGCCTTCTCCTCATCGGACACCGCGTGGTTTAGCAGGGCGTCGCCGAGCGCCTTCACCTGTTCCGCGTCACGCTGCTTGTGGGCCTGCGAGCGCAAGTGGACCGTGCTCCCATCCGGCATAGTGAGTTCGTAGCCCTGCGGCTCATCGGCTTGCGGCTGCGCGGGCTCCGGCGGGTTCGCCATCGGTACGTCCAGGTCAATCTTGTCCGGCTCTGGCGGCTTGTTCCACGCCGTAGCCGACATGTCGTTGATGCCGGGCAGCACCGCGCGCACCCCTGGCGTCATGCCATACGGGGCACGCGGGCGCATCGCGACGCCTGGTAGGAGCGAGCGGGGGCCTTGGTCGGTCATTGGACGATTCGGTTCAGCGGGTCATCCGCACTTAGCAACTGGTCCGCCTCGATGGCGCGCGAGCGCAGCGGGCTCCGCCGGCCGCCCGGTAGCAGCGGCTTCGGGTTGCCGGGCTGCACGCCAAGGCCTGCCGAATACTGTTTGTCGATTTGGTCGAGCTGGTTGGATAGCGCCACGTCCTGATTGCTTGGTCGCGGCGCTGCCGCACGCGGGGACGGCGTAGCGGTAGGACCGCCCCGCAGCTTCGGGATGATGCGCTGCTCCGCCTCGTCGAGCTGCGCGCTCGTGGCGGCGTCTGCCTTGGACATGGGACGCGCGGCGCCAGGCGCCCCAGCTGGGCCCGGTTGCGGGCCACGAGGCGCTCCTGGCTGGGCAGGGGCTTGTGCCCCTAGCGGCTTGGCCTGGATGCCCCGCCCACGGAGCTCGGCGGCGATGGCCTCGGCAATCCCAACCTCCCCGTCGTCGAGCGCCGCTTGCATCGCCTGCACAAGCTTCCTGGTGTCCGCCGACTTGAGCCGGTCGTTCTCGAATTCCTGCTGGGACTGACGACGGTCCTCACCCTGCTGGTACATGCCCAGCCGCCGGTCCTCCCGAGCCGATGACGTTGCATCCTGCTGCTCACGATGCGACTGCTCGCGCGCGCGGAATGCGTTGCTCTGGTCACTCTCGCGACGCCGCTCACCCAGTGCATTGACCTCAGACAGCGCTTGCCCGGGCATTGCCGCGTAGGCCTCGCCCGGTTGGCCCGCGCGCGGGTCGCGCTGAACGGTCGGCATGCCGGCGAAATAGCTCGGTTCGATTCCACGTACGGCCATCAGTTGCTCGCCTTGTACTTGATGTAGTTGTTTGCTGCGGTGTTCGCCGAATTCAGTAGCCCCGCTGTCACCGCGTTCGAGGAGTTCGCGTTGGAGTTCGCGATGCTCAGCGCGTCAGTCGCGTTGCCCTGCTTGGCGTTCTCGGCGGCGTCCGTAGCTGCGTTCACGTCGTTGATTGCGCCGCTGGCACCGGCGCCGTACACGCCAGCCTTCGCCGCGGCGAGCTGGAAGTTGTTGTTCCAGAGGTTTTGGTTGCGGTCCTGTCCGGCCTGTTGGTCGTTCATCGCCATGTCTCCGAGACCCTTCGTCCACTGGTACTGAATACCGTTGGCGACGTTACCCTGCTGGTCAGCCGCGCCCGCGAGCGAGCCTTCCTGGGCGAATCGGGATAGCCCGTACTGGGCATTGTCCCGAGCCTCCTGTGCTCGGAGCGCCACTTCTGCCGCGCCAATCTGGCCGGTAGCATTACTCGAACCGTACGACCCGCGCGCGGCCATCGCATTGTCGATTTTGGACGACGCCAGCTTGCTTGCGTAGTCGTAGTACGGTGACATGTCGGCCGGCTGTGAGCTGCGGAACGACTCGAGCGTGTTCTTGCTCTCGTTGCCAACCTGCGGGACACCTGCCTCGCCGTAATGCTGCAGAATCGAGTCGATGTACGATTCCCCCTTACCCTGCTGGGTCAGGTCCACGCCGCTCGACTGAAATGGCGTTGCGGCAGCGGAGCTTTGCGCTGGCGCAGCCGCTGCCGGTTGTTGCTGCCGCTGCGATTCGTGCTGCTTCTGCCAGGCTTCCTTGTTCGCCTGGTTCTGCTTCTTCTTGGCGTTGTGGTTGACCCACGCCATGGCCTGGCTACTACCCGGCTGGAACGGGTTGTCGCTATCCGGAGACGGCGGCTGCATGCTCGGGTCGTATGCGACCGTTCCAGTGGCCGTCTTCTGCCCGTTCGCATCGAAGCTGTAGGAGTACTGCGCGGCCTTGATTTGGTCGGCGTTCGGTAGCGGATACCCGTCCGCGTCGTACTGCTGGCCACCCTGTGCCGCAGGCGGCTGTTGCGGCGGGCGGAAGTCCAGTGGGCCGGTGGCTGTGGTGCCGCCGCTGACTTGGCCGGCGATGTCGTTGGCTGGCATTACTGTCCCCTCGGGACATAGCTCAGCTGTTGCGGCGCGTTCTGCGTCGGCATTGGCTGCCCTTGGTAATTGGGGGCCGTGCTAGCGATCGCCACCTTCTTCATGCCCTCGGCCTGGATCGGAGACTCATACACGCCACCCGCAACATCCGGCGCACCCTGGCCGCCGTTCATCGAATTCAGCATGCTGCTGTTGGTGTCGAAGAAGCTCTGCTGGTTGGCCATCGCCTTCATGTGCGCCTGGTTCACCGTGTCGCGATACGCCATGTAGTCCGCCGCCGCCTCGCGCCCGGCCGCGAGCTTTGCTTCCTGAGCATCCTTCTGCGCACCATCGTCTCCGCTACCGAAATAGCCGAGCAGGCCGCCCACGACGCCGCCCGCCGCAGCGCCCCATGGCCCGAGTGCTGCGCCAGTAGCCGCTCCGCTCGCCGCGCCCGTCGCCGTTCCACTCAGTCTGCTCATGGGATTTCTCAGTCCTTCAGGATGTCAAACTCTTCGGTCACGCCGACCAGTGCCAGGTCTTCCGCGCCAGAATATTCAAAGCGCCACTGCCGGCGCCGGTACACACCTAGCGAGGTCAACTGTACCACAATTTCCGTGTCGCCAAGCGGGCCGAGCTCCACTTCGAGAGGCGGCTCGAACGGACCAGGCTGGTCTCGCCAGCTGATGAGGGCTTTGGTGCCAGAAGCGGCGCCCGCGCCGCGCCGCAGCGCGACATACAGCCGCCGACAGTGCTTCTGCTCGTCAGTCCCGCGATTGATGTAGCCCGTATCCACGCGAAGATTGATGGGCGCCCCGAGGTCGTCCTGGGCGTCCAAGCTGAAGCGCCCGACTCGCCCGTCGGCCGTGCCCGCCAGGACATCGTGGCTCGTTGGGGAGATACTCGACGAGGTGATGGTAAATGGGCTCCAGTTGCCCCCGCTCCACCCGAGCCACTCCGACCAGCCGCCACCGCGTTGGAAGGCGAACGTGCGCCCGTCTGTCGGAAAGCTCCAAACCATGGCATCCAACGGGCCAGTGGTGACTCGGTAGCCGAAGCAATCCGATACGGTGCCGATGTCGTCCAGGTCACGTTTGATGGGGTCGCTGATGACGGACTCGCTTCGCGCATCGCTGAGCGTAATGCGCCGCAAGTCGTCGAGCCACGCGAACTGCTGGTTGACCTTGATGATGCTGTACGGCGCAGAGCACCCAAGTTCTCGCGTCACCGATGGCGACCACCCAGCTGGGATACCAGTATCGCTGACGAAACCATCCGGAGCGAACACCTGGAGTGACTTCGTGCCGAAGCAGAACACCTCGTTCGTATTCTCGTAGACCGCCACCACAGGGTCAGGGTTAGCCTCGGCAGAGAAGTGCCCAGCGCCACCGAACACCACCCCTTCCGTCCACACCTCGAGGTTGGCGTAGGTCGTGTTCCCGTTGGCGATGGCGCTGAAGCGCACAACCGACTTATCGAGGTCCACGGTCGAGCTGATGGTAGCGATGTTGCCTAGCAGGCGTGACGAGTTTGCCGCGACATGCGATGCTCGCGGCGGCGTACCACCGAGCCGCGCAGCTACGCCCGTGCTCAGCACAATTTTCTCCATCGCGTCCCCGCCGGCAATGGCGAGCAGCAGTTGCGTCTCTGCGAATATCGGGCGCCCGCTCCCGGCCAGTGTCCCGTCCGACGCCGGAGCGCCGAGCAGCGTCGCGCCCGCAGGCCCTATCTGGTAGAGCTGCCGAAAGAACGGTGTGCCCCCCACTGCATACAGCGCTCCGCCTACAGTCGAGTAGAGTCCAGTCAGCCCGGTAGCGTCCACAACGTCGGACGTAAACCCGGGTGCAGCCTGGAGCCCAGGGCGCCGTCGGATGCAGCCAGACTGGTCAACCATCACGTTCACCGCCACGCCAGGCGCACCGGACAGCGACTCTTGGCCGGTGGCCTGCTGGTTGATAAACGGCACCGGAGCGCTGGGCATTACGACAGCACAGCTTTCGCTATCTGGTACCAGTTGCCTACCGAACCCGCGGTAGGTAGCCACTGCAGCGTCACCTCGGCGAACCCGTTGTTGTTCACTGGCAATGGCGCCACGCCCGGGTCAAATATGATATTCGTCCCGCCGATGACGGTGATGGCTCCGCCGCTCGTGTTGATGACGTGCAGCGTCCACCTGTCACCAAGGGAGCCTTTGCTTGCATTTACCGTCAGATTCACGCCGCCGGTGCGCGAAACAGTGGACGAGCCGTACTGCTTCGGGTCCACCGTAACGGCCGCCGCGACCACGCCAGGAAGCAGCTCCGTGCGTGCTAGGCGAGTCTGGTGCCCGTTGTACTGCATGGCCGCGCCGAGCGCCGCGTAACCGTCTGTCGTGTAGCCGTAGGCAGCGCAGCCAGGCGCGGAAGACGCCATGTTGCCGAAAGTGTTCCCGTATTCCACGCAGTCGCGAAATGGCGCGGCGAGCGTGTTGAAGATGGCTGTGCATGCCATCACAAAATTAGCCACGAATACGTTGCCAAAGATCGCTACCGTCGCTGCTGTCGGCGCTATCTGGATGTAGCGAATACCGGGCCCCGCCGCGGCCGCCGACCAATCGAAGCGATTGCCTTCGAATAACCCGTTGTCTGCGCAATCCACCATCGTGGCGCCGACCGCATTGGCGTTGATGAGGTCACAGTCGCGCACCTCCAGCCTCGCCGCACCATCGCTAATGATGAGTTGCGAAAGCCCAGCAGTGAGCTTGAGGTAGCAACGGGTGAAAACGGACTTCAGCGCGGCCGTGCCACCGGCGCCGGCATACAACGAACTGTTGCATATCAGGTCGTTCCCAAGGAGGCAGTCGGTGAAATGGTACTCGCCGGAACTCGCCGCGCTGTACGTGACCAGCGTACCGGGATTTGCCCCATTGATTGCCTTTATCCAGAGCTGGCTGATTGACGACATGCTACCAGCCGGGTTACCCGGAAGCGTCACCGCTCCAGCCCCGACAGCGCTGTCGACGGCAAGCTTAGACGACTGGCCTCCGCTACCTAGCCAAGCCACGTTGGCGGCTAGTGGCAGCGCTGTCGTGATGCGATAGGTGCCTGGCGGGAAGAACACCGTGCCGCCGCCAGCCGCCGTGGCAGCCGCCTGTGCGCTGCTGATTGCCGCCCCGTCATCAGCAACGCCATTGCCTACCGCTCCGTAGTTCCGTACGTTGAAGAACGTCGTGGAGAAGGCCAGCTGCAGCGAGGTCGCCACGCCATTGAAGAGCACCTTGAAGTCCGGAGCCCCGGCGCTAGTGAACCACGAGTCGAGCACCTTCTCCAGGTTGGTCGGCTTCTGCGTTCCCGTGGCACCGCTCGTGTAATCGACGCCGGTGAAGCTCGGTGAGATGACCTCAATGGCGGCATCCTCGGCACCGGCCACGAACTCGCGCACAAGCACACCGAGCGAGTCGTACACGAGAACGTCGACGAGTGCTGCGACATAAGCGACAAGTGAGCCATTCGAATCCAGTGGCACCGAGGCGCCTGGGAATTGCTGGGTCGCTTCGAAGTCAGAGTAGTACGTCGATACCGTCGTTGTGCCGCGCAGCAGGAACGATACGGACCCGTTCTCCGCCCCGCGCACGCCACCTACCAGGCTAGCTACTAGGTGCATGGCTCACGACCAGGTTACCCTGGAGCCTCCAGTGGAAAGCTGCACATTCACGTACCCGGTGGCGGATGCTCCCATCGCCACGTCTGCGCCGAGCAACAGGCTCAGCCCGGTGATGCGACATCGGGTGGCGGGGTTGAAAGTGAGGTCGACGGCGGCAAAGTTGGAGAACCCGACTGTGCCGGCCGAAAACACCGTGTTCGATATCTCCAGGTCCACTAGCGCGCTGGCGCTCTTGATGGCGTACCCGGGCTGCGCCGTCACCAGCGTCGCGGTAGAGATAAACGTCGACCCGTCGACTCGCAGTTGGTCGCTGCCATTGAGCTGCAGCGCGCCGGCTGTGTCCTTGGCTCCCAGCTCGAAGTAGCAGCCGACGACGCGCCCAAACTGCCCCGTCCACTGAATCTTGACTAGGCTGTTGGTCTGCTGCGCCTCTGGAAAGTAGATATTTCGCAGCTCGATGTTCGTGCCGCTCAGCGTGAAGAGTGCCGACACCGCTGCGTTGGTGCGGAAGCTCACAGACGGCTTTCCGGATGTGGTGCCCTCGCCAATGAGCGTCAGTCGCTTCGCAATGGATTGCGCCGCCGTCAGCGTCTCGCTGTGCCCCGGCAGGAACACAATGAAGTCATCGCTCGCTGAGTTGGTCACGGCCTGCGCCAGCGTAGCGAGCGGCTTCTCTCTATTCTGCCCAGCCGGCGAAGCGGCGTCGAAGCCAATGAGCGAGCTCACGTACCAGACATTGCCCGTCGTCTGCAGCGGGCGCGCCAGGTCGAGAGAATCACCGGGGGCCGTGCCACCGATGCCGTTCGGGTAGAATTGCACCGTCATCGTCGATACCTGTTCCAGCCAGTCATGTGGTCGATGCTGGCCTGCATGGTGACATTCTGCTTCGAGTAGCCCTTGGCGTCTGCCTTTTTCGCCGCGGCCATTTGGTCGAGATAGCCGACGCGGTCCAGGCTCATTGAGTTGTCGAGCGCTAGCCGCCCCGCCAGCGCGTAGACAAAGTACTCGTCCCAGTAGCGCTCGAACGGCATCGTTTTGGTGCCATCGGTCACGTCCGGGCGCAGCTGGTGGTACTGGAAGCGAATCTGGCCACCAGTCTCCGATGCGCTCGGCGTTGGCCAGACATACAGCGTCGACAGCGGCGCGTTGCGCGCAAAGTAGTAGAGCGTCGGGCGCGACTGTGCCGACTTCGAGCTCAAACCCTGGTAGGTGTCCCGGTCTGTTTTAATGACCGGCGTCTCACTCGACGCCTGGAACGGCACCTGGCTCACGGTCGGGTCGATGTAGGCGCCATTCCCCACACAGTCGATGACCGTCTCGGGCAACGTGTATAGGTTCTGCCCCTCCACCAGCGGCACGTAACCGGGTTGCACCGCCCGCATAGCGATGCCCTCCGCTTCGAGCGCGGTGACCAGCACACTGAGCACCTGGCGCGCCACGGCTCCCTGTGTCGTTGTCGGCGATTGCTGAACGTTCAGCATGCCAGCGCGGCGATAGCTCATCGCAACGATGTCGTCTATCGCCGGGACATATGTGTCGGTGCTGGCTTCTGTCTGTGCTAGAGGCATTAGGCTCCAAAGGGCACCAGACCCGCCTGGAGCCCGGCGCTATCACGTATCCAGGGTTGGCAGCAGCTTGCCGCTCGTCAGCGGGTCGTTCGTGATGAAGTTCTGGAAGAACGACATAACAACCGCTGCGCCGATGGTAATCCCGGTCGTGCCAGATACGCTGGCCCCGGTGCTGAGTACGCCAATCGAGTTGTACGCGCACTGGCCCGTAATAGCGACGTTCGCCAGGGTAATCGCCGAAACGCAAGCGGCCGAAATGTTGCTGAGCACGTTGCGCAAAATCTTCAGACCGGTTCCGGCACCCGTGACATTGATGATTCCGTTCGCGCTAGAGCATGAGCAAATCATCTCGTTGTCCGCAACCCTGCCGTCGCTTCCTGACGACGACAGCTGAACAGCCGTTCCGGTTGTGCCTACGGACGGCCCACGCACCACGTTCCCGCTGACATCGAATCGCGATGCTGTGCCTGATATGCCGATAAAGATGCTGAAGCTACCAAGCGTCGTGTTCAGCTCAACATCGTTGAACAGGAAGGCGAAGTCATTCGCAGTAACACTGATGCCTGTCGCGTTCGTGACAGCGCCGGATGTCGTGATATGCAATCCGGCGATCAGCACATCCGTGACGCCGACCACCCAGCGAGCGCCGGCTGTGGTGAAGTTGAACAGCGGCTGGTTGGAGCCTTTACCCACGCCGATAATCTTGGTCCCGGAGACCAGCGCCGAAGAGAACGTCGTCGCGTCAACAACGCTCTCCACGTGCCCAGGCAGGCAAACAACGAAGTCTCCGAGGCCAGGACGGACCCGTGCCAACCCCTGCGCCAACGTCGGCACTAGGTTCGTAGCGAGGAAGGCGTCGTCGCCGCTCTGGAGCCCAGTAGAGCGCACGAATGCGGCCACGCGGGCGCCCGGCGGCAGGATGACGCCGTACTGCGTTCGCAGACCAGCGTTCGAGTAAATCTGTTGCGCGTCTTGTAGGGAAGGTCCGGGCATTTTCTACTCCTTCACGCATTCACGAACAAGCAGCAGCGGGGGTCGGACCAGCCGCGCGCCCAACGCGCGAAGATGCCGTACTTGAGCAGCAGTTGGTCGTTGTCGACCCAGCTGCGAGTATTCGGCTTCTTGCGCCACTTCCACTTGAAGCCGTTGTCGGCGTCCGACAAGAGCGCCCAGTTGGTCGTCGAGCTCGTCCAGTATTTGATGGGCACCGTCTTGAGGCCCATGTTCTTGACGACGTTGATTTCGTTGAAGGCGCCCGGGGTGGGGTCCTTCTCCGACATGTTCAAGCCGTCCCAAATGTACCACTGCTCTTGCGGGCAGAGGTTGGCGACCGGCTCGACACCTTCGATGATGCCGTCGTGGCCAGGGAACTTGCTCATCTGCGTGCGCGCGGTGGCGACAGCGATGCGGCTCGGGCTCATGGGGACCGCCATGAGATTGGAGAACGTCCCGCCGCCTGGCAGCGTGTGCGTCGCGCTCGCCAGGGGCTGACCGTCTCCACCGACGTACAACGCATTGGTCGCACGCTGGAGGATGTTGGTCGCGTCGATGTCCACCGTCTTGTACAGCGCGCGCGGGAGGCGAGCGCCGGCTTGGATGATGGCCGGGTACTTGGAGTCTTCCGCGGCCTCTTCCGTGACGATGAGCTTCAGCGCGAACGTGCGGGCGATGTAGCGGGTCAGCGCACCTTCCTGGATGCCGCCGGCCTGCATCTCGGCGCCTTCCGCCTTCTCCGCTGCCAACCCGGGGCCGGCCATTTCCAGGTCGTCCTCGTAGTTGTCTTCCATGTTCGTCTGCTTCATCCACTTGGGCATGAGCAGCTTTTTCTTGTAGTCGGTCAGGTTATCGTCGACCACTTCGTCGAGCGTCAATTTCAGACCATCTGCAATCGTGCTGGTAAAAACGGGGATGCCTGCGGGCATGGCTCAGTTCTCCGGGGCTGGCGCTACGCGCCGAGGGCGTGGGGGTTGCTTGCCTTCCGGCGCGGAGCTGGTGCTCGGGGCCGGATTCTCCTCGACGAGCGACAGCGCCGCGTCGGGTGTAGCGGGTGACGCGGGCGCCGTTTCCAGCGCCTCCACGTCTGGCTTGTTCTTCTTGCCGAACATCAGGTTCCGACGTTGGTGAAGAAGGGCTCGGCGCCGTCGTTGATGCTCACGATGAGCTTCACCCATTGGCCCGTGTAGTCTTGGTTCGCGAAGTTCTGCGACACGCCAACGATGCGGAACGTGAGTCCCGCCGTCGCCGGGTTGTGCGACGCGATGTTCAGCACCGGGTTCGCAGTGAGCAGCGGAGCGCTCGCCACGGCCGCGGCCAAGCGGTGGTCACAGTTCTCACCGATGAAGGCCTGGTAGCCGAGGTAAGTCGTCGCGGTCACGATGTCGTCGACATCGATTTCCCAGAAGCCCTGGGAGACCGGCGCAACCAGGACCTTGCTTTGGCGGTCGATGCTGGTGCCGTACGTGACACCCGAAGGCAGGAACGGCGAGCGGACCATGCGGGTGCCGTTGAAGTACCCTTGGCCACCCATGCCAACCACGACACCCCACATCGATTGCGAGGTTTGTCCGTTCTCGTTGCCGCCGCAGAGCGACACGGTGCCGTCGTTGTTGATTTTCACCGGGTCGCCGGCATTCAAGTTCACGTTCGTGCCGAAGCCCGACACCGTGAAGTTTGCCGCCGAAGCAACCGCCATCTCCACCGCCACCGGCGCCGAATTGCGATTGTAGCCAGTGGCCCAGCGAATCCCGTATTGCTTGACGTTATCAGCCATGATTTTCCCTCAGCTACCGAGCAACGTGGTGTTCTCGGTAGTCTCGTTCACCATTGAAATGGCCGCGGAATTGTCCCGGGCGCGCGTACCGCTGATGCCCCGCAGGCCATCGACGACGCCTCCGGGCGAAAGGATTCTGCGCTCGAGCGCGTCGACCTCGAGCTGGGCCGCAGCCTCTTGCTCAGCGAGCGCCGACTTGTCGATCGACATGAGCACGTTGTCTTGCCACTCGATGGGGTTCCCCTCGCCAACCTGCCCCTTGCGGAGCGAGACGCAGTGGACGCCACCCGGGCGCTTGATTTCTACATCGTAGCCAAGGTTCTCGTAGTACCCCACACCACCAAGACCGACCTTGTACGCCCAGACGTAGTGCTTCGCTGGGTCGGCGTTCTTGATTGCTCCTTGCTGGAGGCTACGGTCAACCGGGCGCTGTGGCGGGTCTTTCCGCACTGCAGGTCCACGGGACGATTTGACGATGGGCTGAGACGTTGACGACACGAAAGCTCCTGGTTTCTCCACCTTGCCGACCGGTGGGGTCTCCCTGGAGCTTCAGACAACGGCGTTGGGTTCGCCGGAGCCGTCAAGACGCCCGCTGGCTAAGCGTGGCGCCGATGCATGAAGCATACAGAACGCCACGCCAGCGTCAACCGAATTTCGTCAACGCGATGCTAGCAGTCGCTTTCCTGGGCCCTGAGCCCACTTTTGGCAGGCTTGGTTGGGCTCCAGGTCGGGGTAGAGCGCTACCGCCATCTTGTAGTAGTGGCTGCCTTTCGGCATCGAAATCGTGGAGCGCTGCGTCGAAGGCGCGACGCGCGGCCCGGCGCTGAGACCGGTGGCGCGCTGTCGGTCGATGGCGTCCGGCCTTGGCTTGACCCCGAGCACGACCTGGCGAGCCTCCGCCATCACCCGGTCGTGGAGCTCTTTCGAGTCCTTCTCGCCCATGGCAATGAGCTGCACCGCGCGGCCCTGCGCGTACTGGCGCGCGCGTGGGTTGTCGTACACGTCGGCGTTGTCGCGAGCGAGCTGCTCCCACAACTCCTTCTGGCGACGCTGCGGGGCTGTCTGGACTTCACGGCGCTCGGCGGCGAGCTCCATTTTCTGGATTTCGAGTTCTTGCGCCCGGTCGCGCATCTCGCGTTCGCGCTCCGGGGTCAGCGTCTTGTTCTGCTGCGCGGCGACGTACTCGCTTTCCAGACGCTCGAGCTCCGCGTAGGTCGCGCGGATTTTCCGGTCCACGTCTACAACGGCAGACTGCGGGCCCTGCTGTTGGCGCTCTGGTGTTCGTACCCGGTCGAGCTGCTCCCGGAGGACCTTAGCTTCGGCCTCTGCCGCCGCCGCGCGCTCACGTGCGGTCTGCCGGTTCGCTCGCTTCTCGCGACGAGTAGGCGCGACTTCGGACTCTTCCTCGTCCTCCTCTTCGGGCTCCGGGGCGTCGGTCGAAACCTCGTCCGACTCTTCCTCGGCGGCGCGCGCGGCGCCCATGCGCTCACGCAACTTGCCGAGGTGATTGCTTACGGATTCTTGCTCTTGCTCGGTGTCGTCCAGGCCAGCCATTATTCGTTCTCCGCGCGCCAGGCGTCAGCCGGCAGCCAAGGGTTCCCGCTGCCGTCGATGAACGTGTGCTCGACAGCGGTTTCGGTGCGACGCGCCAGGTAGCGCACCTCGCGACTCTTCAGGTTCGTTGCCAAGTCCTCGCTACCGATAATGTCGCCGGCTAGCAAGATGATGAGGTGATGGTCCTGGCCGTCGATTACGTCGTAGCGGATATGGTAGGGCGCGGTGTGCGCGAACAGCACGCGGTGCCCGAGGTCCACGCCGTGCGAGCGCAGCTGGTCGAGAGCCTTCAGACCCGCGCTCACGATGATGCCCTGCGGCGCCTTGTTCTTCTCTTTCTGCTGCACCGACTCCGGCATATGAATCGAGCTGCCAGCGTACTTGTCGCCCTTTTGCATGGCGATTTGCCAGACGAAAACCCGGTCGAATACGGCTTGGCGGTCAAACGCTGCGTCGGTGATGCCGTACTCCAATCGGCGAGCATCCAACAGTGCCGGCAAGCCGAGTGCCCCCTTCGCTGACATACGCGCCTGAATCATGCGCGTGCGGCGTTCTGCGATTTCGCGGTCGCGGTCGTCGAGCCGAGCACTATCGGCAATCTGCGCCACCGCCACTCCGTTGCGGTCTACCGCTTGAAACTCACTCATCTATCCGGTCTTTTCTGGAGTTCATGAAGTACTCCGCTAGGGTTCGTAGCTCGTTCCACTGCGTTACCGCAGCCGTGACTTTGGGGTCGGTCGATTTTAGACACGTAGCAATCAGGTTGTCGTGCGCGCTCTCCAGCTTGAGCCCGAGCTGCTTCGAGAAGTGCTGCGCTTGCCCGGACCGCGCCCAGTCGGTCATGTCCGGTGACTTGCGGAATCCGCTGTAGTCGGTCAATGGGGGCTCCCTGGCATCGGCGGCGCCGGCCTAGGCGGCATCCCCGGCGGCGGACCCTTCATCGGGCCACCGGGCGGCACCATGCCGGACGGAGCTCCAGCTCCCGGCGGCGCTCCTTCGGCCCCTGGCGGTGCCATGCCAGGCGGGGGCGGCGCGGGCATACCCAGCGGGGTCTGCGGGATTGGTGGGGGCGGACCGAGCAGAGGCACCAAGTTGCGCAGGCCGCGCGCTTCGAGGCACTGCTTCAGGATGGCGTAAATCAGCGCGATGTTGCCCTGGATTTGCGGCACCTCCTTGAACAGCTTGAGCGCGTCATCTGCCTCGCCCACGCGCTGCGCTTGCGTCGCGAAGCGCATGTCGGCCTTCACCTCAATCTGGTAGTTCCGCTCGTACATCTCCCGGCCGATTTTGAACGGCGGAATCATGCCTTGCGGAATGAGGTTGGCTTCCATCTGGAACAGCTGCTCATCGGGCAACCAGCGGCTGTTCAGGTAGGCGTTGTTCTTCAACACCTGCGTCAGCACCTGGAATGCGTACGCGCTCGTCGTCACGCTGAGCTGCTTGGTGGCCTGCTCGATGCGCGCGTTGATGCCGCGCGCCGTCTCGCCCGACTTGCCGGACTCGCCCGACAGCACCGCGGGGCCTTGAATCGAGCTCTCTGCCCATTGCTGCACGAACTGGAGCACCTGGAGCAGCGCGCCGTTGGCGTCGCCGAACTTGAACGGAATCAGGCCATCCTTTAGGTCGGCCGGCGACATACCGGTGGCTACATTCACCGCTCCCGGTGCGAGCTTGAACTTCCCGTCGGCATTCCAGGTCACGCTTCCAGCAGTGATGAGCGTTTGGCAGTTTGCCAGCGTCGCCGAGTCGACGAATTGCGACAGCACAACGTTGCCCGCGCGCTGCAGGTCGGCTTGCATTCCGCCGTATCCGAGGCCGATATTACCGTGCGCCGGCTCGATGCACACGCCGTGCACGAACAAGTGAATCGGTCGCTTGTCAGGCTGCTTCGGCGTCTCGTCCGGGTCGTCCGGGTTATGCATCCACGTCGGCGGCAGCGGAGGTTGCGGCGCTTGTTGCTCCAGGTCCGTGAGCGCCGCCATCGTCTGCTCGGGGCCGGCAAGCCCTTGCGCGGTGGCCTGGCCAATTTGGGAGATGGTCGCCTCGTGCTCTTGCATGGCCTGCACGTGCGCCATCTGTTCCGATCGGAACTTCGCAAGCTCGTCAACCTGACGCTTGTACGCCGCCTTTTCCTCCCACGTGGCCTCCTCGTGGATGGTGAGGCGGAACATGTGCCGCGTCTCGTAGTCGACGATGGCCTGAATGAACCGCTGTCGGTCCTGGTTCGGCAAGTCGACCCAGCCCTCGTACCAGAGCAGCTTGCGCGGACCGCCTTCGTCCGGAATCTCCTGGCCGACAGTCTGCGCCGTCGACACAGCAATCAGCTGCTCCGGGTCGTCGTCAAAGTTGTTCGTTGGGCGGTTGTCCGGGTCGTCGCCGAGCACCTTGTCCACGTCGCACCACACCCCACGCATGGCCTCGATTTCGTGCGGGTACTTCATGTAGACGCGCGTGTAGTGCGGCGCGTCGGAGTAGTCCGGCATCGTGCTCGTGAACGTGAACGGCGTCACGAACTCGTCGGCGGTCAGGCACTCGTGGCGGTTCTTCTTGAGACGTTCGTCGTAGTACGAGTGAAACGTCACGTCGCCCACGGTGAAGTAGTTCATCAGTCCGCGCTTCTGCTGCCGATAGAAGTCAGGTATCTCGTTGCGGAGCTGCCAATTGCCGTGCATCGACAGCAGCTGCGCCTGGTCCTGGTCCTTGTCGCCGAGCGCGCTCACGCCGAACACGTTGCTCTTGTCGCCGAACAGCTCCCCGTCTGCGCGGAACACGACGCGCGTCAGGTTTTCCATCATGATGGGCACGTTCGCATTGGCGGCGTTCGCGTACGGCCACTCCTTCGGCGGCAACTCACCAGCAAACAGCTTCCAATCCTCAGCAATGCGCTTGCGGCGCGGCTCGCTGTTCTCGAAGTCGTCGTCGAACTCGTCGACGATCTTGTTCGCTAGCTTCTTGATGGCCTTCTCGCCATCCGGGTGCTTCTCGAAGTCGAGCACCAGGTTCAGCGAATCCTCGTCGTACACGAGTACGTCGGACTTGGCTTCGTCTGGCTCACCATCGACCGAATATTCGTCGGACTCCTCCGGCGTGTTGTCGACCAGCTCTGCCTCGTCCACTTGTTCGTCAGCCATCAGCAAAGCTCCTGACCGTAGCCAAGCCGCCCAGCGCGCGCCCGGTCTTTCGGCATCTCTTCTTCATCGTCCCACTCGGATTTGAGCGGTCGAACTGGAGGAATAGCAGATTTGCCCCGCGAAGCGTAGGCCGCGGAATAGAACAAAGCGTCCGCGGCATGGTCGTCGCCCCCGTCCGCTGGCTCTTCACTGTTCTGTGAACTGGTCTGGATTGCCGGGAGCGTCTTGATAATCCAATCGCATGACTCGAAGAAAACCAGTCCGGGCACCTTCGTTTGGTCGTCGTGGTCGACTAGACGCTTGATGACGTGCTGCGCGTTCGTTTGCCGACTCTTCTTGTCTGCCTTGGTCCACGGCACGCCGTTGTCGGCGAAGATGTCGGCCATGCACTTCCCGCCAAGGCCGCGCTGCTCCCAAATCTGGGTATCGGCCGGGCCAGTGATTCGCGAGCTCTTTGTGCGCTCATCCCAGAGACCGAGTGACGTTTCGATTACTTCGACCATCGTCGCCACCTCAGCCACTGTCTTCCCCTGGAAGCGCAGCTCTTTGATGCAGTACAGGGTGTCTTCGTCGTCGAGCGCGTACCAATGCAGGCAGCCTGGCGCCTTGAAACCCCAATCCATCGATCGGAACACGCGCCACCCAGTCGGTACCTTGAACGGCTTGACTACGTGGATACTGCGATTCCAGTACTCGGCGAAGAACGAGCCGGCGGTCACGTACCAGTCGCCGTCTAGCAGCGCTGCGCGGATGTGGGCCGGCTGCTTTAGCAGCTGGAGCTCGTACTGCGCGACGTACTCCTTGTTTGGATTGTCGTGCAGCTTGGCGGGCATGTAACACCACTTGTGCCAAGCCACAGTGCCATCGGCACGTACGAGCTTGCGCTTCAGTACCACGTTGCCCTTCGGCTCGGGGTCCACGAAGCGTCGCCGGACCCAATTCGGGTCCTTCACCGTGAACGCTTCGCCTTCGTGCCGCATGAGCGGGTTGCTCATTGCTCGAATTCTGAGCATCAGGCGCAGCACAGGGTCAGTCGAGCGAAGCCGCGTGGTCACCTGGTCATACTGCTCTTCTTCGAGTCCAGTCAGCTCATCCACGTAGATGGCGCTGAACTCGAACGACATGTACTGCTCGTAGTCGTGCGGGTCCTTACAGTGACCGAATTGGTACTTGAAACCACTGGAGAACGTCCAGGTCGTCTTGTTCTCATTCCACGTCGCGCCCGGGTCGATGGCCTTGAACATCCTGTGGCTGAGCGTGATGGTGTGCTCGAGCATCTTCACCGTGCGTCTCAAGTGCAACGCCCAGCCGGTCGACGTTCCCCACTCGTGCCAGTGCTTGTGCTTGCGGTTCGCGCAGCGCTCGTGCTCGATGGTGATTTGGTCGACGATGTCCATGAGCAGACAAAAAGTTTTGCCCGGTCCGGCCGCCCCCGCTCCCAGCACTTCGTCTATGCCCATGCGCGCGGTGTCGTGGAACCGCTGCTGCCATGGCGACGGCTGGTAGAGGACCTCGCTCACCGTGACTCCCTGATGAGCCATACGATAAGGCACCCGAGTAGCCACAGCACACACAGTCCGCGCGCCAGAGTTAGCCAGAATACCATCACGCTCATGGCGTCGTGTTGTCCGTGAGGATGCCGGCCTTCTCGCAAATCGCTAGCAGCGCAGTCAGCACCGCAACCGTGGCGCCACCGCGAGAACCGGTGATACTCGGCGGCGTGGGCGGCGCCAGTGCCGCGACCAGCGCCCCCTGCTCTCGCAGATAGGGGATTACCTCGCGCTGCATCGACGACAGTAGCGTCTCCTGCTCTAGCGGCCGTGTCGTGAGTTGCTTACGCGCCATTTCCACCACCAAGAGCCTTCAGCACCGCCTCGTACAGCTCGCGCCTCGGCCCCAGTTTCACCTTCGGTCCGTCCTTCATCCAGTCGCGCCGCTGCTTCTCCGCAAGGTCGAGCCACTGGCGCTGGGCGATGTCGACTTGCCCGAGCGCGCGGCAGCATTCCTTGTCGGCCGCGAACGCGACCATCGCAATCTGGTGCGCGCTGAACAGCGGAACCGCGTCTTCTTCTTTCTTCCACCTCGTCACGTCGAGCGACACGTCGCCAGCGAATGGGCGGTCCCACTTGATTGCCGGCTTGCCGCCGCGCTCGACCATGTAACCGCGGTCGCCCGTCTCCAGGTGCCGGTAGTACACGCGGTCAGCTGGCTTCGGGTCGTTGTGCGCGACTGGCGATTCGGGGCCGAAAGTCATAGCGATGGCTTCCAAAAAAGCAGCACGATGTAGACGCATACGAACGCGCCCAAGAGAACGCTCGCCACGAAGTCTCCGTTCATTCGCTCTCCACTTCCCGCTCTTCAAATTCCGGGAGAGCGTTCGCTGACAAAATTACCTTGCTCACGTTCAAAATTCGCGACCCGCCCTTCTCCGTGGCGTTCGCCTTCATGATGCCGACCGCGACGTTAGCCGCCAGCTTGAGGCCGATGGGCGCGTCGCCACTGGGCAGGCTCGCCAGCACCGCCACGCGGTGCGCTCGTTGAGCACCGGATTGGCCGAGCTCTTTCTCCATCGCCTCGAAAGCCGGGTCGAGCTCGCGCTGCAACGACGGGTCGATGTCCCGGAAGCGCATCGCGTCGCGGAGCACGCCCATCGACTCGCGAAACAGCTCGTCCCGCAGGCCGACCAGCTGTTCGTGCTGGTCGCGCTTGCGGTCGATGGCGCTCGAGCCGGGCGCGGCCAGGACGGACGACTGCACGGGTGCATTGGTCACCTGCTTACCGTCCGTCGTTGGCTTGCGTTCGGCCATTACGCCTCAGCTTAGCGCGGGAATTGTGGTTTGGCGCGGGTCAGCGGCCGGTTGCAGTTTCTCGTCGGCCCAATCCTGGGCTGACACCCAGGCAACGATGCGGTTGCGGCTATCCGGCGGCAACTGCTTCAGGGTGTTCGAGAACGACTGCATGATCGACAATTCGCGGTCACTACCGGTCTTCTTTGTGCGCATCTTTTCCAATCTCTCTTTCCAGCTTGAGCAACATTGCTCCTTTTTCCACCAGTCCGTCTGGTGTGAAATTCACGAGGCATCCAGGGCGCGCCCCCACCTGCCAGTACGCGACGAAACCGAGCACGTGGGCCCACGAATCGCCCTTCATCACGTCGGCGCCCACCAAACTGTCGAAAATCAGCTTGATTCCGCCAGCTGCGATGTTGTCCGGGTCCCGGCGGCGGTCCGATTCGATGAACAAGAACGTGAAGTAGCCGGGGCCCACCGGCTCGACCCTTTTCGCCTGGCAGAGCAGCTTTATCTGACCGTAGTGCCGACGCTTGAGGTCCGCATAGGCGTTCCAATTGCCCTTTTGGCTGGATTTCGCTCCCAACAGGTCGTTGAGACCAGGAAATCGGCCAGGAAGCCACAAAATCACCGGTTCCCGCGCCTATTCTCCTCGGCCTGCGCGCGCTCGAACAACACGGCGCGGCACATCGGGCTCGCGAAGTTGAACCACACGCCCTTCGGGGGCGGCTTCAGCGGACGGTGCGCCTGAATTGCCGCCAGGTCCTCCAGCTGCACGCGTCGGCCACGAAACATGTCGCCCAGGAACCCGCGCGGGTCGTCCGGACTCATGACCGACTCTTCGAGCTTCTTGAAGGCGCGGTCCACGTACATCGGGGACACGCCGAGGTCTCGAACAGGCATGCGGAATTGTACCTGAACGCGCGTTACAGTGCAATACACTTCTGCCACTGGCGCCTTTGCGCAGCGGTTACCTACATGTAGGCGTGACATTCAAAATTGCCACGGCACTTTAATCTCAAATTCGAAAATGCCCCTCTCATATGGTCACAGCTCCGATGAGAAATGAGGCCGTTTTGATGCTGCGCCGTTGTTACCTGTGACGATTTTGATTGACTATTGTGTCACTGTAATGTACGCCGCTCGCGCGCGTCTTCTCTGTCAGGTCTTTCGAAGAAAGAGCTGAATACGAAACGAGCTCGGGAGCTTTAGCTTCTTCGGTCTGCTGCCAAGCAGACGCGCTCTCGGGCGGTAGGCATCTCCGGTCTGCGGAGCAGACGCTTTCTGAGTCTGTGAGGTCGCGAAGGCGTGTGTTCGCAGCTCGGGCGTGTTACACTGTAAGACATGGACGAACCGGCCCTTTGCCCTTGTTGCTCTCGCGCTCTTGCAGAGCCTGGCAGGCACGGCGATGCCGTGCGCGGAACGTGCGGGAACGACGCCGACTGCGCGGATTGCATGATTGACTGCCTCAGGGCCGCACGAGCCAAGGCGTGGGACGACGGATATGCTGCCGGATCACGAGATGGCTACTTCGAAATTGACGACACTTCGGAGGCAGTAAAAAATCCATACAGGCAGGTCGCATCTTGAAGCAGCGAGAGGAGTGGGGTGTGCAAACCAGCACAGATGGGCGCACGTGGGTTTGGCTTCCTCAGCGGTTCCGCTCGCGTTCGATAGCCATACGGTTCTCCGTAGCCGCCTTGCCGAGCGATGCGTGGCGGCGCGTACGGTGCATATCCAGCCCGAAAAAGGCTAAGCGCCGCGCCGGGTCCTACCTGTTGCGCTGATGGCCTGGAAGAGCATCGGCGTGATAGCGCCGCGCTCGGTGCGCGAGTTCATTGGCGAGCCGAAGTACAACCAGTGGCGAGCGCTGCTCAAGCGCGCCGGCCTGGACGGCCCGCTGCCTAAGGAGCTGAACAGCGGTGGAAGCTGGTACATTCCGCGCTACCGCTTCACTCTCGAGGAGGCCAAGCGGCTGCTCGAGCTGCGCTACGCGGAGATTGGTGAGCGGCGGCTCAAGGCGAAGCGTTAGCGGATACCGGCGGCCAGCCAGACGATAACGTTGGCCGGGATGTCAACGCGCCCACTAGCCCCGCTGAATCCCGAGTAGCTCTCCTCGATTTCCAATCCGTCGCGGTTTGCCTGTACGGTTACGTTTTTCCTAGACGCTTCACGCATTGCCCACTCTTCTCCAGGCCACAGCTCTTTGCATTCCCACCCGTCGATTTTCATTCGAGCTCCGCGCCCATGGCGGTGGCTACCGCGAGCAGGCCGTTGTGGGTGAGCACGAGCCCTTGCTTCGAGCCCGGCACAGGGGATTCTTCGAGCAATCCCTTTTGGCGCATCTTCTTCACCCAATGATACACACCCTGCTTGGTGACTCCAATGTCGCGCCCCACGCGCGACAAATGCGGTGGCGCACCCAGTTCGGCCGTAAGGGCCACGATGTCCTGCAAGATGCGCAGCTCGTAGGCGTTCGGCGCGCCAGGCGGCTTGAAGGGCTCGTATTCGAGAATCATCTGGCCAACGCCCCGCTGCGCAGCGCCTGGTGTCTGGCGCTTGGTGCGGCAACCCCCCAAACGCTGACGCTATTCGAAAAATATTCTCTGCGCCAAGCCTCACCACAGTGGCTACACACCATGAAGTCCTTAAATGACACCAGGTGCTGCCGCCCGCACGAGCAGACGAAATCGAATCCACCTATCCTCACGCCCGGCCCACAATACCGCGCCCGATGAACAGGAACGCGCACACCGCCGCCTCGAGTGAGGCGAGCTCGGCATCGACCACCCACAACTCTGGCATCGGTTTCGACTCCTCGTGCACGAGCGACCGCCAAAACGCCAGCTCGGCGTCTCGAAGTTCAGCTACTCGTGCGGCTCGGGTGTTCATTGGAAGACGCTCGGGCTGTTTCATGTCGGACAGACTCAAAAACCGCGTCGCGGAATCTCTCCGCGCACCATGGCACCGAGCGTAACGCATTGTATCACACGTCAAGCGGCCGCGCTAGTCTGCGTTTCCGTGCGTAGGCACGGCGCTGAGCGAGCTCGTGTTCGAGTGCGAAGGCGACCGGAAGCGCCGAAACTGTGCGCGACACGCCGGCCCCGTCGTAGTGAACGCCACCGCCGAGGTTCAGGCAGCTGTCGCAGTCGCAAAAATGGGGATGTTTCATAGCTGGCATCCTAGCTCTCGCGCCACGTCCAGCGCTGAGGGCTGGCAAAAGCACCCCGGACCAGCCCCCGCCTCGAGCCCCTGCCCGCCACGCTCGGCGCACTCCGCGGCGTTCTCTGCCTCCTCGCAGGTAGGACAGCCCTGACGGGCTTCGAAGGAGCACCCGACGAGTAGGAGGCTAAAAAGGAGCGAGGCTTTCCAGAAGACCGAGAAGAACGCCGGCCGCGCTTGCCAGCTGAACCCGGCGCGTTCCTTCGTCCAGACGCTGGGCGTACACTCGGCCGCGCGCTCCGCCCAGGCCTTCTCGATGTCACGCTGCAACTGCTCCTTTGCGGCCAGGGTGATGCCTGGGAAAATCACGGTCGCCCCCAGTGTTCATGCCAAGCGAGCGATGTGAGCTGCTTAGCGGTAATGCCCAGCCGGTAGCGCTCGCGGGCAAAGGCTGTCGGCTCCTCATCCTCGCGCGCGTCGTGGAGCTCTAACTCAGCAGGCGCGAAGTACTTGCGCGCCGTAAGCTCCTTCTCGCCCAGTCGCCAAATCCTACCAGTTCGGAATTTCGCCATTGTCGCCCCCTTCCCACGCATCACCCTTGTTGTCGCCCGGGTCCTGCTCGGGCGGCGGACTCGGGGTGGATTGGAAGCCATCCCACGGAAAAATGGTCGGCTTGTTCGACGGTTGGTTCGCCACGCACTCCGCGTTCCCGCGCGTACCCTTCCATCGGCTGTAAGGGTCGGCCTCGCGGTACGCCACCCAGTACGAGAGCTTCTTGGCCTTGGCCTGGTCCCTCTCGGCGTACTGCGGGCTCGAGCTGACGGAGAACTTGCTGTGCCAGAACTTGAGCGACTCGAGGTCGGTTTCGCTGGCCCACATGAACCCACCCTTGCGTGGAACCTTGAAGTCGTATCGGGGGGCTTTACTCATGACGCATGCACCGGCTTCAGCTGAGCGAACTGCGCCTCTATGTCGGCGTGGAACTTTGCGAGCGCAATCGGGTCTTGCGACAACCCGTGCTCGATAACGGCGACTAAATGGCGCCGGCAAATCTCCAAAATAACCAGCTGCGGCATCGCATCCTGGTCGCAGAAGTCAGACAGGGCTCCAAGCGTATGCTTCGCTCCCTCGTTGACCATCACCTTGAACTCTTGCGGCGAAAGCGCCGACTGCTCCATTGCTACAGAAATTCCCATGCGCTTACCTTAGCACGCTTGACGTGCGTTACAATGTAATACGCTGCTGGTTGGTGCTGAAAATTATGGCTCGTCCACCGGGCAGACGCGAAGGGCAAGGCGGCCTAGCTCAGAGACCGTCCAGTCGCCTCGCTCAAGGCTCAGCACTCGCCCGGACTCAAACAGCTTGTCGAGCGCATCGAATTCAGACTGGTCCTTGGCGACGAAGCCATTGGGTGCGACCAACAACGAGCGCTCCTTCGGGGTGAGGCCTCTCATAGGCCCCACGCTTTCGGTCGTGCAGCCGCCCCTTCGACGAACCGTTCGCCAGGCTTCGGCGCCCGCCTCTCTCCGCCGACCGAACCAGGCCCAGGCGCCGACCCGTCAACCTCGCTCAGTTGCTGCGCCACCCAGAGCCCCCTCGCCCCCTTGGGCGTGATGGCGTATCTGGACTCGAATGGGTCGTGGCTTACCAGCCCAGCCTCCTCCAGGCTCCGCATGGTGGCGGTCAAGGTTGACGGGCCAGCGCGCGTTCCGCGGAACAATTCGCTGAAGCTCATCGACTCGGCGGCCGACAGGAGTCTCAGCACAGCGCTCGACCAGTACAGCCCGAGCGCCCGGAGCGGTGTCATTGGTTTCTTCGAGGCCATAGAGCACAGTAGCACAGCAGCGTAGCAGAGCACAGTAGCAAAGTGCCGTAGTAAAAAATGGGGGTGGAGGTGGCCCCCCTCTCCCTCCTACCCCCTCTCCCCCTGGGGTGGGGTCCAATCGCCTGTGCGCGGAGAGGTGGCGCTGCGCGGATGTTCAGGCTGAACAGGTGGTGAGCGGCGCAGGCACAGGGCTACGAATACGCAGAATTCCCGTGCGTTTAGGGGTGAGCGCATGAGCAGTGGCATCCGTGAGAAGGCGTGAGGGCGGGGGCCTGCTTTTCACCCCACTGCGCAGCAGTGGCAGTCGCCCGGCTTCGACGGCGGAGAGTCCACCGCCACCAGTCCTGTCTACCTTACCGGTGTCCAGTCTATCCTAACCGGGGTTCTGGAGTGGGGATTGGGCTAAAGCCTAACGACACCACAGCCCTATCCGTCGACAGCGACAACGCCTCTTGGAGACCCCTCACGATTGTACGGCCACACGAACAGTGCAACGCGCGCGCCGAACAGTCGTGTGAACACCCGTTCACGGTATCAACCGAGTGTGTAGCCGCCAGTTCACGTAAAGCAATCGGTCGTTTTATCAACAAGAGGCTTGACGTTGGCCTGACGTGGAGCTAGATTGAGTGGTGTCGAAAGGAACCCACATGACCAAAGAAGCACAAGCCGAGCAAGCCCACGAGATTCTGAGCTGCGAGTTCCATGCGCGAGATGTCGCCGAGGCTCGCTCGTTCCTGGAACGGTTTGGCTACACCACGACCGCGCTGGCAGCGTTCGCTCAGGCGGTGCGCGAACTCTGCACTGATGGGCTGCCAGGTGATGCGGCGGCGCCGCAAGCGGACGTGATTGACCGTTGCGTGCGCGAGCTCGCTTTGGTCGAGGCGCTCGAAGTTTAATCCACAGAGCGCTTGACGTCCGCCTGACAGTGCGCTAGATTGAACGAGTCGAAAGGGAACCACCAATGACCAAACTAGGACGATTCGCAGTATCCACGAGCCTTCTGGCTGCTCTGCTGTCGCTGCCTTGCGTGTGTGCGGCGGCTGAGTACGAGGAGCCTGCGCAGCTGTGCCATGACCTGGCGGAGGGCGCCTATCAGCGCGCCAAGGCCATGGGCGATGGCCTGCCAGACGCCACCTACGAGCGCGTGAAGGCCAATTGCGAGTACACGGCATGGCGCGCGCACTTGGTTGCGTCGACAGACGTGTCGCTGAACGAGCTGATTGCGTTCGACCACGATGGCGACAGCTGGCTCTACGAGGGCGTGGCTACGCCGTCCGAGCATGAGATTGACCGACAGGACGCGGCTGAGTGGGCCGCGCGCTGCCCTAACGGCTACTACGACGCCACCACCGACGTTTCGGTGTGCCAATGAACCTCGGCGGCGTGATACGCGCCCTTGTTGCAGCCCTGCTCCTGACCGCATGCGCTGGCCAAGTCGAGCCGCTGGGCAGCGGCTGCAGGGTCGAGTCCGAGAAGGTGCGACTACAGCTCTGCCCGCGCCAATCGGCTGCGGTCGTCTGTTCCGACGTGGCGCAAACGAACCCCATGCCAGACCACTGCGCTGGCCCGGACTGGACCGAAGGTCGCCAGGTAACCGGCAACGTCTGGTGCTGCGATTAGTACTTGACGTTCACTTGACAGAGACTATCCTGTTGATAACGAGGAACCACCATGACGCTTTCAACCCATCATTGCCAATGTCACGAGCTCGAAAGCGGGCTCTGCTACCCGTGCGAGATGTCGCTCGCCGACGAGCTCCACGAGCTAGAAAACTCCACCCACGAATCAATGCGGTCGGAGTTCGACCAGCTGAATCAGCCGAGCGGCTCGGAAGTGTGGCCCCGATGAGCAAGTACATCGCATCGGACCACGCGACTTTCGTTGACGCCCTACGTGCTTGCCTCGGGCTCGCGCCACTGTATGGCGAAACGAAGTCATCGGAGTGGTGGCACGCTGGCTACATGCGTGAGATGTCCAAGTCGGACGGGCAGACACGCAAGAAGGTGGCGACGTGAGCTTCGCGTTCCCTGGTGGCCAGTTGGAGCTGCAGAAGCCAAAGCGTGAGGAGCTAGCACTGAGCGCGAGGCAGTGGGCGACGCGGGTTCGCGAGGAGCTGTTCGACAATCAGGATCGCTTTGCTGTTGGCAATTCGCCAAAGCATATCCGTGGCGCGCTCGACCGACTCGACGCCGTCCTGGTTGAACTGGAGGCAGCGTGTCGCGAGTAGTTGGCTGTTACTGCCGGCGCCCCAATTGCCGCCGCGGCCGTCCACTCTGCCGGCGTAGCGACAACCCGCGGAACCTGACCTGCACTTGTCCGAGCTACCACTACCCTCACCGCATCGGCTCTGGTCGATGCCTGTCCAATCCGAAAGGAGTCGAGCGAATGAACGCTGTAGTCTGGGGTCCCAGTGTCTGACGCGATGGTGCTCATCGCGCTGCTGGCATTCGTGCTGATTGCCGGGAGGCTGCTGTGAGCACATGTGGACGCTTTTGCGGTAGTGCCGAATGTGCGCTGGCGTCAGGTCACACTGGAGAGTGTGACTGGGCAGAAGGGCTGCGGCGGTTTATCGCAGACCGTAATCACGCGATTGTTGGCGGCCCATGTCCGGAAAACGGATGCGATCTGGGATGCGGTCACGACGGGCAGCACATGAGCTCGTGTGACCTATTCGAGGAACGCAACCGCGCGCTGCCACCCGAAGAGCAGCGCGACTGATTCTAGGGGCCGTAGGTCGGGCGCGCATTCGGGTGGTTCCTTTAGCGCGCCTCGCTGGTTCGATTCCAGTGGGCTCCACCGGGCAATGAAGCCCTAGGAGATTCACATGCCAATCAAGAAAACTGTCAAGAAACCCGCCGCTCGCCCTGTCATCGTTACCACCGCACACCGCGGGGTCTTCTTTGGCTACGCGACCAAGACAACTGGGGCGACCGTAAAGCTGACGCGCTCACGCAACTGCCTGTATTGGTCGGCTGACTGCAAAGGGTTCATGGGTCTCGCGGCGAATGGTCCGACCAGCGGTTGCCGAGTCGGGCCGGCGGTGGATTGCGAGCTGCGGAACGTCACTGCGGTGCTCGAGGTGACGGCCGATGCTGCTGCGGCTTGGGAAAAAGGGCCCTGGGCGTGAAGCGCTCTGTCTTGCCGCCGCTGTGCGTGTTGCTGCTTCACCTGGGCGCGTGCGCTGAGGCCATCGAATGGGCCGATGGCAAGCCCATTGCCGCGTCGACACTGGCCGCGTGTGAGCGTGAGGATTGGCGCGCCTGGATTACCGACGCCCTCGGCGTCTCACGCGGCGCCACATTTCCGGAGCTGAATACGGCGGCGTTGAAGGCGCTGTCCGGGGACGGGGACGGGGACGGGTACGGGGACGGGGACGG